CTCGTTTGATGACATAGCTGACGAGGTTGATAACCATTCTGTTAGGGTAGTAGACAAGGTGATAGACGATCTGCCAGCGTTTCAACGCAATGCTATATATGTAATCTACTTGGGCCAGAAGACTATGATGGACATGAAGGTTTTAGATCGCTATTACGACAATGCAATGGTGATGTTGCAACAAAAGCTAACAGAAAAGAACTTGTACTAAAATATGTCTTGACAAAAGCCCATTTTTATGATACCATTCGTCTTGCAGGTATAGTTGCGTCTATATGATTCATATACCAAGCTTTAACCTAATCTCCGTTGGGTTCGGACTCTCCTAAAAGCTGAGTCCATTTTTTTGGGTGAAAGCTATGCAAGTAGCCCATCTATTCAAGGACACCTATATGCCATGGACTGCTAAACAGCACAGATTGTTTCAAGCTGCTGCACATGATCCGTCTATTGCGAAGCGTGTAGGTATTCCACAAGAGAAAGCAGCGATGATGGCTTCAGAGGGTGTAAAGAAAGACCCTAAGAAGTTAGCACTCGCTCTCATGAAATAATAATTTATTCAATAACATATAGGTTGACTTAAATGGCTAATACCAAGAACACTCTTGGAGGAGCGCCTAAAGGTAATCAGAACGCTGTAAAAGGCAAGATGTGGTCTGACGCTCTCCGAAAAGAAATCATACAAAACGACCACCTTACCAAACTTGTTAAATCACTAATAGACAAAGCACTAGATGGTGACATGGCAGCGTTAAAAGAGATCGGTGATAGGTTAGAAGGCAGACCTGTTCAATCCGTTGAGCAGACAACACAGCTATCCGCAGACATTGAAGTCTACGCATGGCAAGAATAATACCTTATAAGCCTAGGGAGGCGTTCCAACCACTACATACTAGCAACAAGCGATGGAAGGTAGTAGTAGCTCATCGTAGGGCAGGCAAGACAGTAGCATGTGTTAACCAGCTCATTAAAGAAGCTGTGATGACTAAGCGCCCTGATTTTCGTGCAGCTTACATAGCACCTTTCTATAAGCAAGCTAAGTCTGTAGCCTGGGACTACTTTAAATACTTCACTAGGGTAATTGATGGCATCGTCATTAATGAGTCAGAGCTACGCATTGATTTTAAGAACGGTGCAAGGATTCAGCTATTTGGTGCTGATAATGCTGACAGCCTTCGTGGTCTTTATCTTGATAGCATTGTGTGTGATGAGTATGGCGATTGGAGGGCTAATGTATTCCAGTACATCATCCGTCCTGCATTGGCTGATAGACAAGGTAAAGCGGTAATCATTGGGACGCCTAAGGGCCGTAACGCTTTCTGGGAAACATACGACAGGGCTACACACAGTGATGAGTGGTTGGCCCTTAAGATAACAGTGGACGATTCAGGCATATTGCCTCAGTCTGAAATAGACTCGCTTAAGTCTGAACTATCTGAGGATGCTTGGCGTCAAGAGATGGAGTGTGACTTTGATGCTGCATTGCCTGGTGCAATATGGGGTCGTGAGTTATACCAAGCAGAGCAAGATGGACGCATAACTGGCGTAGAGTATGATGAGTTTGCCCCTGTGTTTACAGCATGGGACTTAGGCTACTCAGATGACACAGCGGTGTTCTTCTATCAAGTAGTGCAAGGTGAAGTACACTTTATTGACTATTATGCTGCTAGTGGTAAGTCTATTGATCACTACGCTGCACACATACTAAGCAAGCCTTATAAATACAAGACGCACTTCTTACCACACGATGCTAGAGCTAAGACCTTAGCCTCTGGTGGTAAATCAGTCATTGAGATGTTGGCCGAACACTTGAGCATAACTAAGATGGCAATCACACCTAGCCTATCACTACATGATGGCATACAGGCGGTAAGACAAATGATGCCTAAAGCATGGTTTGATAAAGAGCGTTGTTATGATGGCCTAGAGGCTCTCAAACAGTATCAGCGTGAGTGGGATGATGACAAGAAAATGTTTAGGGATAAACCTAGGCACGATTGGACATCTCATGCGGCAGATGCTATGCGTTATGCTGCTATCAACTGGCGTGAAGAACACAAGCCTGTGGTAGAAGACAAACCAATTAGAGGCATTATGGTCGGTCAGACCGATGTCACACTAGACGAACTATGGGCCACACAGCCTAAACAACCTAAAAGGATTTAACCATGAACTCAGTAATTACTGGTGGCTACAAGCTAATATCAGCGACAGGCAATGTAAGCCCAATAAGCACAGACTTGTTAGGCATATTCGTATCTGCTGCATCAAGCACACCTACAATCACTATTTACGATTCAGCTACTACAACTACAACAGCTAAGGTGATTGATACATTCACACCAGTAGCTGCTACCTATTACACAATCCCAGCGTCAGTAGCAAGTGGCTTATACATTGTTATTAGCGGCACAGTAAGCGCAACTGTATTCTTCGGTTAAGGATAACTCATGGCTAAGGTTTCGCAAATAATGTCAGAGGTACAAACATACCTTGATATGTTTAGCCAGTACGACAAGGAGTTTGCTAAGTGGGAAGGTCGTGTAGAGAAGATTCTCAAACGCTACCGTGATGACCGTACAACAACTACGGCTCAATCTCACTACAACATCTTGTGGGCTAATGTACAGACTCTGAAGGCTGCAACCTTTAGCCGTATGCCTCGTCCAGATGTATCACGTAGACACAAGGACAACGATCCTGTATCTCGTGTTGCGTCTATGTTGCTAGAGCGTGCCTTAGACTTTGAGATAAGCAATACACAGGACTTCTATCACTCACTCAACTCATGCGTCTATGATCGCTTCTTAGGTGGTCGTGGTACATCTTGGATACGTTACGAGCCTATCATTGAAACAGACGATACCTTTATCTCTGAAGATGAGCTAGATAGTGATTCTATATCTGAGTACCTAGACATTGAGCAAGCGCCTGTTGACTATGTTCACTGGCGTGACTTCGGTCATAACTCTGCTAGGACATGGGACGAAGTATCATGTGTATGGCGTAAAGTCTACATGACTCGTCAGATGCTTAAAGAGCGCTTCCCTGAAGACAAGTTTGATATGTTGTGGAAACAAATTCCACTAGACGCTTCACCTGATGAGCCTCGCACTAAGATGACAGAGGGTGTCACTAAGCGTGGTCTTATCTACGAGGTATGGGATAAAGAAGAGAAGTGCGTCTACTGGATTAGTAAATCCATGGGCAAGATACTAGACAAACGTGAAGACCCATTACAGCTAGAAGAGTTCTTCCCATGTCCAGAGCCTATATTCTCTACGCTCACCAATGAAACACTTGTCCCAGTTCCTGACTTCACTCTGTACCAAGACCAGGCTAATGAGCTAGACACGTTATCAGACCGTATCAAGGGTCTAGTAGATGCACTTAAGGTTCGTGGCTTCTATGACGCTGCAAATGCTGACCTAGGCCGTCTATTCACAGAGGGTGACAACAATACACTTATCCCTGTTAAGAACTACGCTGCCTTTGCTGAAAAAGGTGGTTTGGGTGGTGCTGTAGAGTTCGTTGACCTAACCCCTATTGCTAACGCATTGAATGTAGCTTACCAAGCTATGGGCCAAGTTAAACAGCAAATCTACGACATCACAGGTATCTCTGACATTGTTCGTGGTGCGAGTAACGCTAACGAAACAGCTACTGCTCAACAAATCAAGGGCCAGTACGCTACATTGCGTCTTAAGACTTACCAGGACGAGGTTGCTCGTTTTGCGTCACAGATACTTAAGATCAAAGCACAGATCATCTGCCAACACTTTCAGCCTGAAACCATCGTTAAGATTGGTGGTGCTGAGTTGCTAAGTCCAGAAGACCAGCAAATGATCCCTCAAGCTATCCAGTTGTTAAAAGACAATCCTATGCGTTCATTCCGTATTGAGATTGCTACTGACTCTATGCTGTATGCTGACGAAACTCAAGAGAAGCAAGATCGTGTAGAGTTCTTACAAGCTACTAGTGCATTTATTGAGAAAGCCATACAAGGCGCTCAAGCTGTGCCTGACTTAACTCCATTGTTGATGGACTTGCTCAAGTTCGGTGTTCAAGGCTTCCGTGTTGGACGTACACTAGAGGGTGAGTTTGATACATTCGCTGATGCAGAGAAAGACAAACAAAAACAATTGGCAGCTAACCCACAACCGCCAGCTCCAGACCCTGAGATGATTAAAGCCCAGGCTGAACAAGCTAAGATGCAGATGGAAGCTCAAATCAAACAAATGGAGATGCAAGCTGAACAACAACGTGAAGCTCAACGCTTAGAGTTTGACAAGTACAAGCTAGAGCTAGAGAACAACACCAAGGTGCTTATTGCTGAGATGTCTGCTAAGACGGACCTACACCTCAAGTCATTGGATATTAACGCTGCTAAAGAGCAAGAAACGCTTACAGAGATGACTCCTGAAGGTTACGAACAACCTACAAGCGCATTGTCTGAGTTGATTGCGTCTATCAATAACAATATGGCCATGATGGTCCAAACTCAACAACAACACAATCAAGATTTAGTATTACAACAACAAGCAGCGCATGACAGCCTTGTTGGTCAATTGACTAAGCCTAAGCAAGTTGTTCGTGGGCAAGATGGCAAAATTATAGGTGTGCAATGAGTTCCGATGCGTTGAAAGGTTTGGTGCAATCTATCAATGATAGTATGCGTCACATGATGGATTCTCAACATGAGGGCCATAAGAACTTAATGCAACATCAAGCAATATCTCGCATGAATTTAATTGAACGTCTTACACAGCCTAAGCAAGTGGTTCGTGATGAGAACGGTAAGATAATCGGAGTTAAATAATGGCGTTAGTCTTAAAAGACAGAGTATTAGAGAACTCACTTTCTACAGGGACAGGCTCGTTTACATTAGCTGGCCCACAAGTTGGCTATCAGTCCTTTAGTGTTATTGGTAACGGCAACACAACTTACTATACGATCCAAGGCAAATACTCTAACGGCAACCTAAATGGCGAGTGGGAAGTTGGCGTAGGTACATGGTCAACAGGCAACATCCTAAGCCGTGATACTGTATTAGAGTCATCTAACAGCAATAACCTTGTTGTATTCTCTACTGGCGATAAAGACGTGTTCTGTGACTTGCCTGCTGAGAAGATATCGCCTACTGATGTGCTTGGTACTATGGCGTATCAAAATGCAAATGCCGTTAACATAACTGGTGGTATGGTAGATGTAGATGCTGGTACTGCTGCTCTTCCTACACTAGGTACAACTGGTGACCCTAATACAGGTATATTCTTCCCTGCTGCTGACACCGTGGCTATTGCTACTAATGGTGCAGAGCGCATGCGTATTAATAGTAGTGGCAATGTTGGTATTGGTGTAACTCCTAGCTATAGATTAGATGTAGCTGGTGCATCAAGAGTTTATTCTGCTTCTGGGGCTTCACCTATAAGTTATTGGTGGTCAGGTAGTGGTTATAGATTAGCAATTAATATGACAGATGGTGCATCTGGTTTAGCTATATATAATACTTTAGATGGTAATGCTCACACATGGCAAACAGCGTCTACAGAGCGCATGCGTATTGACTCTGCTGGTAACCTAGGTCTAGGTGTAACTCCTAGTGCTTGGGGAACTACGGACAGTATTCGTGCTTTACAACTTTCTGGCGGTGCTTTTTATGTGTATGGAGCTAACCGTACATTCCAAGGGCAAAATGTCTACTTAGCTTCAGGCGGTATTGAAACATACGTTGCAACCGCAGTTGCATCTACTTATCGTCAGTTTAATGGCATTCATTCTTGGCTTAACGCTCCATCAGGAACAGCAAATACAGGAATAACTTTTTCCGAAAGGATGACACTTAATGCTGGTGGTAACTTAGGTATTGGCATTACTGCTCCTATTAATAAATTACATGTATATGATGCTAATGTTTCAATTTCTATGAATGAAGTTGCAGCAGGTGGTACTGGTGTAGCAAGTTCTCGTTGGAAATTTAGTACAAATCATTATGGCATTTATGTTGGCTCAGTAAATGCTATGGTATTTTATGATTACGGTGCTAGTGCAGAACGTATGCGTATTCACTCCTCTGGTGGTGTATCAATAGGTAACACTACAGACCCTGGTGCTGCTAACCTAAGCGTGACAGGTTCAGCAAATATACAGACACTTACAGTAGGGCTTGGTGGTGGTGCTGTTTCTTCTAATACTGCTGTTGGTGCTGGAGTTTTAGCTGGGGCAGTAACTGGAGCAAGAAATACGGCAGTTGGACAAAATTCATTGGCTGCTACAACTTCAGGATATAGTCTTAGTGCTTATGGATGGAGTGTTCTTTCTTCAAATACTACAGGGCATAATTCAGTAGGAGTTGGAAATGAAAGTTTATTTTTTAATTTAACAGGGGCATTTAATACTGCAATTGGTGCTGGAAATCAAGGTTCTGTTGGCGGAGCTTTGTGGCGAAATGTATCTGGAAGTAATAATACTGCTATAGGGAATCAATCTTTATTAAACAACACAACAGCATCTAATCTTACTGCTGTTGGTTATCAATCACTACTTAACAACACCACTAACGTAGCAACACTTGGTACTATTACAGGCGGTACAGGTTACACTAATGGCACTTACACAGGTGTTGCAATGACCCTATCAAGTGGCTCTACGGCTGTTACTTATCCTACTGCTACCATCGTAGTTGCTGGAGGTGTTGTTACTACTGTGACAATTACTTCTGCTGGTGTAGGCTTTAAAGATACGACAACAGTATTGACTGCTCCTGCTGCATCTATTGGTGGTACTGGTAGTGGATTTAGTGTACCTGTGGCTACGTTGGCAAGTGGTAATAGTAATTTAGCTGTTGGGTATCAAGCATTATTTGGAAACACTATAGGCGCAGGTAATATAGCTCTGGGCTTTCAAGCAGCAACTAGTAATACTATAGGAAATGGTAATTCTGCCTTAGGGGTTACATCATTAGCTTTAAATACAACAGGTTCACAAAATACTGCTGTTGGTTATAATGCTTTATTTTCTAATTCTTCTGGTACAAGTAATACATCTTTTGGCTATCAAGCTGGTTATGGTAATGCTTCAGCAAATGCAAATACTACTGGTTCAAATAATACCTATTTAGGTTATAGAACAGTTGGTTCAGGTATAGCTAATACCAACGAAATGGTGATTGGATACAACGCTGTAGGTAATGGCTCTAACACTACAACTATAGGTAACACTTCAACAACGCTTACTAGAGTATTTGGTGTAATTCAATCTACCACTTACACAGTAGCATCACTTCCGTCAGCAACAACATCAGGTGTAGGTGCAAGGGCTTTTGTGACGGATGCACTAGCCCCTACGTTTGGCGCAACAGTAATGACAGGTGGAGCAGTAGCAACTCCAGTATATTCAGATGGTACTAATTGGAAGGTAGGATAATTATGGAAATTACATGGTCAATAGATTGGATGCAAGCATCTACTCAAGAAATTAATGGATTTACAGAGGTAGTTTTATCTGCTGGATGGAGATGCACAGGGGTTGAGGCTGAGTTCTCAGCATCTGCCTATGGCTCAGTATCATTCCCACAGCCTGAAGAAGGTGGTGCATACACACCTTACGCTGACCTAACCGAAGAACAAGTATTAGGTTGGGTATGGGAGAACGGTGTTGATAAAGACGCAACAGAGGCTTCTGTTACAGGACAGGTAGAGGCTTTAGTAAACCCAGCAACAATTACCCCACCATTACCGTGGGCTTCTTAATAACTAAATAAAGGAAAAGTAGATGACGAAAGACACGAAAAAAACGTCAGTAACTTTAGATGATGTAGAGTATTTTTTTGAAGACATGACGCAAGAGCAACAAGTGCTTGTGAATCATGTTGCGGACTTGGATAGGAAGATTGGCTCTGCTCAATTTAACCTTGACCAATTAAACGTAGGTAAAAATGCTTTCATTCAGTTGCTTAAAGAGGCGCTAACAAAAGAAGTTGAAAAGGAGTAGTAGATGTTTGGCTTTAGACCGCTAGCGTCAACTCCGTTTAACTCACTATTAAACTTAATACAAGGAATCCCTGTTCAATGGGGCGCTACTGGTGGTCTAGGCAAGAAGAAGAAAGAACACATAAGGCAATCTGCTCGTTCAGAACTAAAAGAGTACCTAGCAAGCGTATTTGCTGATCCTGTAGCTGAAGAGTTAAAAGAGGAAGTAAAAGAGTACGTTAAACCTTCTCAAGGCTTTTCTGTTGAGTCTATTGACTACGGCAAGCTTGCTAAAAACGTAGAGCTAGTACAGAGCATCATTGCTAAATTTAAAGAGATACAACAAGAGCAGGAGGATGAGGCATTACTACTAATGCTCATATAGCCGATGGCAGCAATCAACGAGATAACAGGCGATTCTATACAGACTCGCATGAAGGGTAAAACCTTTGATGACAATTACGACAAGATAGATAGAACAGTAAGGTTAGAAGAAAAGAAAGACGAGCAAGAAGACGATTTAGTAACAATGAAAGCTGACTTCCTAGAGCGATGGAATCTTAGTGGTGAAGAAGGCGAAAAGGTTTGGCAAGAAAAGCTAACCATGATGTACAGACAAGGCACTGTATCGTTGCCTTATGTTCGTGAAGACTACAAGCCCTATCAGTCAATGATTGATGGTCGCATGATAGAGGGCAAGAAAGCTCACAGGGAGCATCTAAAGCGTAACAACTGCATAGAGGCAGGTGATATGCCTATAAAGAATCCAGAAAGACCTAAGGATAACTTGAAAGAGCAAATAGCAAGAGAAGTCTACAACAAATTGCGTTATTAACAAGGAGCAACAAATGGCAATCTTAAAGAACTTAATGGGAACTGGCGTTCCTGGTGGCACAGCAATAGCTATCTGTGGTAAAGCATCGTCAGGACTAGTAGCAACAGGTGCAACTCAAGGCGCACAACCAATTGAAAATGAAATTGTAGCCTATGCAACAGGTACAGCATCATATGGCCCTACATTGCCAGCAGGTAGTGCTGGTGACACCTATGTTATTGGTAACAACACTGCTAACACAATGAACGTATGGCCTCCAGTAGGCGGTGTAATTCAAGCAGGTGCAGTAGATGCGGCAGATACAATCTTAACCGCTCGTTCAGCAATTTATGTATGCCTTGGTGGTTTAAATTACATCCACACACAAGGTGCAGCAGCTTAATTAACACAAGGAAAGCAAAATGGAAAACCAGACTACTCTGGATGAACCAATTAGCCTAAGAGATACAATTGAAAACGCTATTGAGTCAACAGAATCAGCAGTAACAGAAAATACGACCTCACAGGACGCTGTAGAAAGCGATAAACCTTCTCGCCCTAGGGATGAGTCAGGCAAGTTCGCTAAAACCTCTCAAAACGCTTCAAAAGAGCCTACAGAGGCATCTGCTGATAATTATGAGCAAGAAGAAGTAATAGTTGAAACAAAACCTCGTCCTAGCTCATGGAAAAAGGATTATGAGGAGCATTGGGGTAAGTTAGACCCAACTTTGCAAGATTACATACAGCAAAGGGAAGCTGATTACGCTAAGGGCGTGTCAACTTACAAGAATCAATGGGACATGGCTCAACCAGTAATGGAAAGCTTGCGTCAATTTGAACCATTGTTACAACAATATGGCGTAGCTCCACAACAATGGATTACGCAGCTAGGTAATGCTCATGCCAAATTGGTTATGGGTACACCTGAGCAGAAAATGCAAACATTCCAACAATTAGCTAATGACTATGGAATTAACCTAGGCGCTGTATCAGGCCAAACAGGTTACGATCCACAGTTCTCACAATTAGCTCAAGAGTTGGCGCAAATAAAGAATCAATGGACAAGCTTTCAGAGTTCGCAAGAACAATTAGAGCAAGCCCAATTGCAGAATGAGATTTCGTCATTTAAAGATGATAAACCTTATTTTGAAGAAGTCCGTGAAACCATGGCTGGATTACTCCAAAGCGGAATGGCAAACGATCTTCAATCAGCTTATGACAAAGCTATCCGATTAAACGATGATGTATTTCAAAAAGTAAACGCTACACAAGCGCAGAAATTTGAGGCAGCTCAACGAGAAAAGGTAGCCCAGGCTAAAGCAAAGGTACTTTCACCGAAGTCAACAACGCCTACAGCGTCAATGTCTAGTGGTGGTAAGTCCGCAAGCTCTACTAGAGATGCAATTATGCAAGCTTTTGACCAGCACTCTAGTAGTTTAATCTGACAATAAATAAGGAGTGACATTATGGCTTTTGCCAATTCAACCGTGTCAGACATTATTGCAACTACCATCCAAAGTCGTAGTGGCAAACTGGCTGATAACGTAACATTAAACAATGCGGTTTTAGACCGTTTACGTAAACGTGGTAACGTACGCCCATTCTCAGGCGGTAACGTGATCTTAGAAGAGATCATGTACAACGATACCAACACAAACAACACTAACTCATACAGCGGTTATGAAACTCTGAACATTGCGCCTAACAGCCCAATCTCAGCAGCTCAATTCTCTATCGCTCAGTATGCGTCTGCTGTTACCATCTCTGGCTTGGAAATGTTGCAAAACAGTTCTAAAGAGGCAATCATTGACTTGTTAGAAGGTCGTGTACAAGTTGCTGAAGGTCAATTGATGAACCGAATCCAAACTGATATCTACGGTAACGGTACTGGTAACGGTGGTAAAAACTTAACTGGTTTGGCTGCTGCTGTTGCAGATAGTCCTTCAACTGGTGTATACGGTGGTATTAACCGTGCAACATGGTCATTCTGGCAAAACCAAGCTTTCTCTGGCGTAACCAATGGCGGTGCTGCTGTTTCTGCTGCTAACATTCAATCTTACATGACTCAACTAGCTATTAAATTAGTTCGTGGTCAAGATAAGGCTGATTTGATTGTAGCTGACAACAACTACTACTCACTATATGTAAACTCATTGCAAGCTATTCAGCGTGTAACTTCAGTTGATGAAGGTGCTGCTGGTTTCGCTTCATTGAAATTCTACGGTGGTGGTACATCTGCCGATGTAGTTTTAGGTGGTGGTATTGGTTCTCAAGCAACTGCAAAACATATGTGGTTCTTGAACACTAACTACATCTACTTCCGTCCACATACAGATCGCAACTTTGCTCCTATTGGTGGCGAGCGTCAATCTGTAAACCAAGACGCAGTAGTTAAACTAATCGGTTGGGCTGGTAACTTAACTAGCTCTGGTCCACAATTCAGTGGCGTTCTTAAGGCTTAAGGGGAAATAACATGGCATATTCAGTAACCCCACTTGCTGGGATTGATTTGGTTGACACCGTAACAGCAGTAGAAATTGCTGCTGGCGCACCTGTAAACGCTTTACTTGGTACTCAAGTATGGGGTTCAGATGGTCGTCGTTATGTATTTGCAAAAGCTGGCGATTCTATCAGTGCATCTGATACAACTTGCTCTGTAGATGCAACTACATTTGTAGCGTCTAATGTTGGCGGTACTTACGATTCACCAGCAACAGCAATGGTTGTTGGCGATTACGGCTGGTTCAGCGAAGCTTCAGTGTAATCTAAAAGACTCTCACCTCTTCGG